ACTTGCTGGGCATGAGTCACGACATGTTCAAACATATTGTTGCATTGAACACCTATACAGAACCGTTCCTCAGCATGCGGGCCAATGATCAAAGAGTTATTATTGAACAGTTGCTGGGTATTACACTTCTAAGTGAAAAAGCAGATGCACTCAAAGAACTGATCAAACAAACCAAAGATTTAGTCACACAAGAATCAGCAGATATTGAAGCGGCAAAACGTAGCAATGACAAAATCCAACAAAGCGTTGACAGTTTGATCACAAGACAAAGTGCTTGGAATACTCAGCATGATCAAGAACTTGAAAAGATGGGCAGGGCCATTGTGGAGTTGGAGAGTGTGGATATTGAAGCTGAGCTTGCGAAGCATGCGGAGCTCAAAGCTCATGACGAAAAGTCAGCGAAGCTGAAAAGCCTAAATAAGGAACGTGCTACGTTAGATAGCGCGACAGCGCAAGCGGAGCGAAGCGTCACGAAGTACGAGCGCGAGCTCGCCTTATTGGCTAACAAGACCTGTCACGCTTGTGAACAAGAACTGCATGACCACAAGCATGAAAGCATGACTGCCACAGCCCAAGGGCATCTTGACGAGTCCCGAAAATATCATGACAAGGTTGCCAAGGATCTTGCAAAAATACGCAAGGAAATGGATGCCATTGGCGAGTTGGACGCCAAGCCACAAACATATTATGACAGCCTCGAGCAGGCGCTCAAGCACCAGAACAATCTCAAAACCTTAGAAAATCAACTGGTGATCAAGGTGGGTGAAACGGATCCGTACCAGGAGCAGATTGACGAACTGCGCAACACAGCCATGCAGACCGTTTCATGGGACAGTGTGAATGAACTAAACTTACTCAAGGATCATCAGGAATTCTTGCTCAAGCTGTTGACCTCAAAGGATTCGTTCATACGCAAAAAAATCATAGATCAGAACTTGGCTTACCTCAACAACAGACTCACTTACTATCTGGACAAGATGGGCTTGCCACACACTGTGATGTTTCAAAACGATTTGTCTGTGGTGATCACACAGCTGGGGCAAGACTTGGATTTTGACAATCTCAGCAGAGGCGAGCGCAACAGACTCATTATCAGCTTGAGCTTCAGCTTTCGCGATGTGTGGGAAAGTTTGTATCAGCAGATCAACTTGCTGTTTGTGGACGAGCTGATTGACAACGGCTTGGACGCATCGGGTGTGGAAGGTGCCCTGGGCATACTGAAAAAGATGAGCCGTGAGCGCAAGAAAAACATATTCTTGATTTCGCACAAGGACGAGCTGATTGGTCGTGTGAACAATGTGTTGCGAGTGATCAAAGAAAACGGCTACACTTCATATGCCACTGATCTAGAGATCAATGAGTAAGCACGTTGATCCCAGTCCTTATCAGAACGAAGAGAGCCACGAGAAACTCATGGCAGCATTTAGGGAATATTTCAAGGCCAATCAAGATTGGCAAAACAAAGGCACCCGCAGAGCAGGCGAAAACATGCGCTACTGGCTGGCACAGATCCGTATCATAGCCAAGGAACGCAGAGAACATGTACAGCAGTATCGCGTGTATTTGGATCAGACTAAAGCAGAAAAGAAATCAAAAGACCAATGAATCTGATACCTGTAAATTGCGATTGTATTCTAGCCAACGGTGACTCGTGGGTCTTTGGTGCTGAGCTCAGAGATCCTTCCAGACCTGCAGATGAAAGCGACTTTGAACCCATACACATGGACTATAGAGTCAAACACTCTTGGCCAACTCTAGTAGGCCAAGCTCTAGGCTTTCCTGTGATCAATGCAAGCGAAGGCGGTGCTGGCAACGATAGGATTTTACGTACCACAGTGTATGAAGTCAGTAAATTGCTAGCAGAAGGACGCAGACCGTTTGTCCTAGTTGCTTGGTCGCAGTTACAAAGATTTGAATTACCTGGCGGGCCTAACGGACAATTTTATCGTAGTTTTGTTTCGCCTGCGGACGCAAACAATCCGCCAATAGCGAACGAAATATGGAGCAAATGGTCATCGGATCGTACTGATTTAACCCAGTGGGTGCAGAGTGTTATTTTACTGGACTCTTTTTTAAAAACAAATCAAGTTGGTTATTTTGGGCTCAGTGTTTTTAAAGAGCCATATCGTATTTTTGAAGACCTTAGTCCTGCACAGCATTTTCAACCCTATATGAGTCAACTGGGTAAAGTTGACTTGACAAGGCATTTATATCATTTTTCATTAGAATCAATACTTAGGCAATACACAACAGACATCAAATATGGCCCTGGCGGACATCCGTTAGAATTAGGTCACGAAAGGCTAGCAGAATATATTGGAATACAAATAGGCAATAGATTCATTTTCAACACAGGGACCTAGCCAAATTAACTACATAGTTAATGTCTTGGTACTATGAAAATCAATTAATAGAAACACTCCCCGAAACGTGTGTAGGCTTTGTGTACATGATCACCAATACGCAAACCGGGCGCAAGTACATAGGCAAAAAACTAGCAAAATTCTCAAAAACGACCTACAAAACTGTAAAGTTAAAGAACGGCACAAAGAAAAAGAAACGGATTCGTGGCAAAATAGACAGTGACTGGCCAGATTATTACGGCTCGTCACCTGAACTTACCCGGGACGTAGAGGCATTAGGCAAAGATCAGTTCCGCAGAGAGATACTTTTTTATTGTAAAAGCAAATCGGAATGCAGTTACGTAGAGGCTAGAGAACAGTTTTCACGCAGGGTTTTGGAATCAAATGACTATTATAACGGTCATATTCAGGTGCGTGTACACGGTTCACACATAAAGAAACTTCAATAAATCTCAGGCAAATAACGCCAAATAAGTCCGCATCGGACGATAATTTAGATGATCCTACGACTGGGCCACGGGTACTCAGCGGGAAAATCCTTGCCTTGGCGCCAAGGTACTCAGTAACTATCCTTTACAGGACGAAGATCGCAAGTGCCGCGGTTTTACTGTTTGAAAATAATTTTAATAGAGCCCAATGAGGGATGAAATATCCCAGGTTTTAGTAATATGTTAGCGTATATTATTGAAACTGCCGTCGTTTCCGCAAGGAAAAAAACGTAGCTAGAGGTACCGGATGACCGCCTCGGCAATGCTATAACGCTAGTGACTATAAGAACTCAGATAATGTTCTTTTGTTTTTTTGCCTGTGCAAACGGGCAAATGTGACTAACGAATCTAGATAATATTTACAGTGCTTCGCACTTGATTATAACTACACTGTAAGGAAAGAAAACAACTAGTTCGAGCTGACAAGCGAAGAACGAATGAACGCAGTTCATTCCCTAACTGTTATAAATACCTTATAGGAATCTATCATAATGAAAGTCACTGAGATATTAGTTCGTAAACAACCCAACATCACTTTAGACATGTGGTGTGAAGCTTGGGATCACATAGGCTATAAACCACTACCACGATATATTCCTGAATCATACAGAACTCAGTTGTTGTCTGAATTCAGTCTCGGTGATCTAGCTACCGGTGTGGGCAAGTTTGCTGACAAAGCCACAGGTAGATTCTTTACTACACCTGAAAAAGGTGTCACCGGCAAAATCATAGGTGGTGCCGGTAAGGGTGTATTTGCCAATCGCGGCAACGCGGCTATCAAATGGTTGAAAGTTGTGAAATTTCTCGGCTTCTACCCATTTTATGAAGAATGGCAAGCACAACGTGCCAAGATACAGGCAAGAACTGGCGTAAACGACACTGACAAAGAAGCCGCATTGCGACAGGCAGCTGAACAAATGATAGTGAAAATTGTGGCTACAGCTCAATTTGCCAACATGCTAAAATGGATGTTGCGTATTCCGCTCATAGGAAGAACCATGGGATGGATGATTGGTATCACTGGCAGTGTGGCCACGTTTGGACTTTTAGGTGGACCAGCGGTGATTGAAATTCTTGCCACTGAGATGGCAGCCATTGCATTGGAACGTTGGTTAACTTCCGAAGCTGGTAAAAACGCCATAGGCAACATTGTGATGTATGCCATTGATCCCAGTTTGACATGGGCATGGAACAATGGATTTGCTCCGTGGTTTGGATTTTTAAAACAAGTGGACATGAGTGCAGATGGCAAGAAACAATTCAGTCAAGATTTAAAAGTGGATGCAAACATCACAGCAAGTGATGTTGTCAACAAAGCCACTGACAGTGCCAAGAAGGCCATTGGCGGCATGAGTGCCGCCATGCCAGCTGGTGTAGTTCCAGCTGGCATTTTGGGCAATAAAACTGGTGATAAATCCGCCAGCACAGGTAATAAAACTGCTATTGGCAGCACTTCTACGGAACCAGAAACTCCTGTGGATAAGAAATCTAATGGTGACTCTCCTACCGGCTTGTCTGGTTCAGCATTTAACAAATGGCTTGGAGTTAATCAAGGCAGACGCAATCCACGTACTGGCGAGCCGTACCCTGAAGATTAAATCAACGGCATATTCCAGTTTTTGGTATTTTCCATATTCTGTTTAATTAGATCTGACATTAGATCAATGTCTTCATGCGAATACACATGAAGCAATTCATGCATGGTAACTCCTCCACGCATGTACCAAGAGACTTTAAACAATGTTGCTTTGATTTGTTTGATGTCATTTTCTAGCCTAACAATATATTCTTGGATTTCAATATCAGTGCTGGTTGTTAGGCGCCGGCGAAAAAATTTGTTTGATTTAACTCCATAACAATTTCACTAGATTCATCACATGCTGAGCATACCACAGTAGTTTTTGGGATACGCCAATTGTTGTTATTTTCTATAATTTTCTCTCTAACTTTTTCAAACACATCTCGATCGCAGTTTTTTAAAAATTCTACTATGAGTTCTAAATCAGTTACCATTTGATCTTTTAATTCTATCGATTCTGCACTGTCTATTACACTTGTGGTTTGTATCTGGTTTAGCATGTCAAATAGAGATTTTGTGAATTCTAATTTTTTTTCTGCATCTGTTATTTGCTCAAGTTGATACAGTTGTCGTTGTATTTTAAAATTATCTAAGCCAACTGTGTTAGCTTGACGAAATGATAACGGTTTAATTTTGATTGTGAAATCTTTAAATTTTACATCTGTCAAGTATGATGTGTTTTTAAAATGCTCCATGAATGTGTTGAGATCTATGTCGTAGTCATGTTCGGCATTGCAGGCTGTGCAAGTGTGTGTGGTAGATAATGTATTGCCATAAGTTGCAATTCTTATAGCAATCAATAAACAGTCAATATCACTGTTGGTCAGCTGATACGGGTCAACTACTTCAAGGCAACAACTTTTAACTACACTAGCAATACTATCTCCAGATAGCAGTGCATCGGGAGTTTTCATTAAGATTTCGTCCATACCAGTCATGCCCATCACTGTGATTTTGGCAGATGTCACAGTTCCCGGCGGACTAAACATACCCTTAGAAGGCAGTTCAACATAAAGTTTTGGTTGTCTAAAGTATTGTTGTAAAGGATTAATAGCCATTTTGGCTCCTGATAAATATAGTGTATTTATATACGTAGTTTTCTAAGGAAAAAAAATATGTCAGGACCAGTTACGCAAGATGATCTAGATAACGAGATGCGAAGACGCATACGTATAGAAAGGGAAATGAATTCCAGCCTCAGAAGCACTGGGGGAGGATTTGCACAAGCTATAAAAGACCTCAAAAGTCCTGCTGATCTTTTGAAAATGAAAATTTCAGGTCTAGGTGATGGCATAACTGACACCATAGATACTTGGAGACGTGCCAGCGATACCGGTGTATATCTATCAAAAAACTTTGTTGAGATGGGTATTAGTTTGTTTGCCGCGCGACTAAGTCAAGATGATCTCAATAGAATGGTTGAACGTACGGGCGCCAATTTTCAAAATCTTGGCGGAACTATGGAACAAAGCACTAGGAACTTGCTTAATTTGAGTGGTGCTTACCAAAAAAACGTACAAGCACAGAATACTTTTACAAATCTAGGATACACAGTAGAACAGGCCGGGGAAATAATGGCAATAACCGCGGCCAATACAGGCACATTTGGTAAAGCCATGCGGAGTGGTGAGGCAGCTCAAAATGCGGCAACAGCAGACGTGATAACAAGATCAAAAGACCTTGCCGCATCCATAGCCGCAGTAACTGATGCAACAGGGTTAAGTAGAAGAAAACAACTGGACATGATAGAAGCCCAGGAAAGAAATCTTGCTTTGCAAACTTCGCTAGATGAATTACCTGAAAAGCAACGTGGAAAGTTTACAGACACTTCAGTAATGATGGGATCAGCAGGATTTGACAAGATTTTCACGGCTATTTTTGCCAGTGATGGTGCTCTTGATCAAAAAGAAGCACAGTTTTTGTCACTGTTTGGTTCAGCAGGAACTGCGATTAGAGAATCAACACTTGAATACAAAAGAGCTTTGGCTGCGAATGACGATGTGGCAGCTCAAGCCGCTCAAGTGCGACTATATGCTGCCAAAGATGAAGCAACAAAGATCGCAGAAACACCTGAATTCAAAGCCATGTACAAGGCACGTACACTCATGGGTGATATATCTGACGATCTAAATCAAATTGGCATGTCCACGTTACAACTGAGACGAGCACAACGAGCCTTTCCAGGATTAAGCGATACCGAAGCATTGGAAAAACTGAAACAACAAAATCTCAGCAACAAACCTCCTCCAGAGGATGATGGCTTTAGTCGAAATCAGCAGGCGCTGTCTCAGTCAATGCTAGGCCTTGGAATAACAATAAATCAAGGTAACGTATTACTTGCAGACACTATCAAGGCTGGTACTAAAGTTTTAGGACAGTTGGTTGACATTCCAATTTTTAACGGAAAAAGTTTAAAGGATGAACTGACCAACGGAGCCCTGAGTACAAAAAATCTTTACGAAAAAAGCGCAGAGCTGATCAACCAGTTAACAAATCTAAACTCAGACAGTTTGAGTAAAATAATAAGCACAGGAACTGAAAAAGTAAAAGAATTTGCAAGCTCAGTGGTAAAAAGTTTTACAGATTCTATGGCCCTACATAATACAGAGGGAGAATTAAAACCAGTAAAACCGGTAAAACCGGTGGAGCGAGCTGGAGGAAGTCCGGGTATTGCAGACTTTTTATCTAGCAGTACGAACATGATGAGTGTTTTTGAAAACTTTGGTTCAGGCACTCCAGCGATATTACACGGCATGGAATCTGTTATACGTCCCGAACAATTAAATGGTATCATTAACAAAGCCGCAGGCTCGGCTATCGATTCTTTGTCTGGATCCATGCAGTCATCCGGTCAATTTGCTCAAGTGAATCCTGAAGTGTTCAATGACATAAAAAGTCAGCTAGCCATGTTAAATAGCTTGATGGCTTCACATCTACCTGATATTTCGAGCAGTATGACTAAACAATATAGTGCTCTGAGAGATCTAAGCCCAGACTTCCATGCCTGAGGATAATAAATGAGTTGGAAAAAATATTTCACACCAGTACCAGTAAATGGACAAAATCTTGGCCCTCTTAACGGCGTTAACAGTGGCAACAGACTTGGCCCGGCACAGACCAATTACAGCAGTTACTTGCCAGATGTGTATACTGGCAGCCCAAATCGTATTGAGCGTTATGCTCAGTATGAAACCATGGATTCGGATCCGGAAGTCAATGCCGCACTGGATATCCTTGCGGAGTTTTGCACTCAAAAGATT